CATTGCCAGACGATGCAGCCAAAAGAAAAGCCATCCCTGTTTACACTGGTGTTATAAAATATTTTCCTAATGCACTAGCTTGTGTTGCCAAGGTATCACTGAAAGGTGGATTGCAACATGGTCAAACACCAGAGACATTGCATTGGGATAGAAGTAAATCTGGTGATGAACTTGATGCTATGATGAGACACATCCTCGATGAAGATTGGGGGCAAGTTGCATGGAGAGCATTAGCTAATTTAGAAAAACAAATAGAGAAGGGATATAAAGGATGAGTCACGACAAACTAGAATACTTCATTGAGATTGACTACAGTCGTGATGAATTAATTACAGAACAAGGCATGAAAGTTTTGACAGATAGATATCTGTTGCCAGACGAAGGGTCACCGCAAGATGCGTTTGCCCGTGTAGCCCGTACCTTTTCAGACACACCAGAGATGGCACAACGTATCTATGATTATGCCTCACAACTTTGGTTTATGTTTGCAACACCTGTACTAACAAACGGTGGTACTAAAAAGGGTATGCCTATTAGTTGTTTTTTAAATTATGTTCCCGATAGTCGTGAAGGATTAACAAGTCACTTCACAGAGAATGCTTGGCTTGCTTCAGTAGGCGGTGGCATTGGTGGCTATTGGGGTCACATACGTTCAGACGGTGAGGCCACATCTGGTGGTTCACAATCGTCTGGTTCAATTCCATTTATGCACATCGTTGATTCAGAGATGCTTGCATTTTCACAAGGTAAAACAAGGAGAGGAAGTTATGCAGTATATCAAGACATTAGCCATCCAGAGATTGAAGAGTTTCTGGAAATTCGTAAGCCCAGTGGTGGTGATATTCACAGAAAGTGTCTCAATCTTCATCACGGGATTAATATTACTGATGAGTTTATGCACATCATTGATAAGTGTTCTAATGATAGGAACGCAGATGATAGTTGGAAACTTGTTGACCCTCATAGTGGGTCTGTTGTTTCTACTGTCTCCGCACGAAAGCTATGGCAAAAGATTTTGGAAACACGGGTGGCAACAGGCGAACCGTATATCTTCTTTTCAGACACGGTTAACGAAGGCTTACCACAGAGTCAAAGAACTCTGGGTCTAAAGATACACCAATCAAATCTATGCACAGAAATAACACTACCAACTAGCGAAGACAGAACCGCTGTATGTTGTCTATCTTCTGTTAACATTGAAAAGTTTGATGAGTGGGAAAAAGACCCAATGTTCATTCCCGATGTTATCAGATTTTTAGATAACGTCTTACAGTTCTTTATCGACAACGCACCAGAGTCTTTATCTAAAGCAAAGTATTCTGCAATGCGTGAGCGTAGTATTGGTTTAGGTGCAATGGGTTATCATTCGTATCTACAATCTAAGAACATTCCTTTTGCTAGTGCATTGGGTGCGTCTAGAAATAATGTAATCTTTAGGCACATTCATACACAAGCAATGGCAACTAATGTTGCTCTTGGTAAAGAACGAGGTGAAGCACCAGACATGGTTGGCACTGGTTTACGATTTGCTAACGTGATTGCTGTTGCACCTAATGCCACAAGTTCAATTATATGTGGTGGTACTAGCCCATCGATTGAGCCATACCGTGCAAATGCCTATGTTCATAAAACTATGAGCGGTTCATTTTTAATGAAAAATAAATTTCTCCAAAAGCGTTTAGCGGAATTAGGTATGGACACAGATAAGGTTTGGACAAGTATCATTGCCAAGCGTGGTTCTGTTCTACACTTAGAAGAACTAGATGATTGGGATAAAGAAGTATTCTCTACAGCAATTGAGATAGACCAGAACTGGTTAGTAGAGAAGGCAGCTCAACGACAAGCTTACATTTGTCAGAGTCAAAGTTTAAATATCTTTGTACCTGCGGATGTGGACATTCGTGAACTACATGATTTACATATGAAAGCGTGGAGAAAGAAAGTTAAGACGCTTTACTATTGTAGGTCAGAGGCCATACGAAGAGCCGAAATAATATCAAATAAAATAGAACGTAAAAAGCGGGATGACTACGTTGGAGAGTCAGACTGTATAATGTGTGAAGGATAAAAAAATGCCACTACAAAAAGAACGAACCCACTATAAACCTTTTGAATTTCCGTGGGCTTTTGAAGCTTACGATACTCAACAGAAAATGCATTGGCTACCTAGTGAAGTGCCGATGATGGAAGATGTTAAAGATTGGAACTCACGCCTAACTAATGAAGAAAAGAATTTGGTAACACAGATTCTAAAATTCTTTACGCAAGGTGATGTGGATATTGCTCAAGCATATCTAGATAAATACATTCCAATGTTTAAGCCACCCGAAGTAAGAATGATGTTGTCTGCGTTTGCAGCTAGTGAAGCTAACCATGCACATTCTTATTCATTGCTTAACGATACAATTGGTTTGCCCGATTCAGAATACCAAGCATTCCAGGATTACCAAGCAATGGCTGACAAACATAATTATTTGTTTGAAGAACGTGGTGATAGTATTGAGTCTAAAGCCAGAGACTTGGCAGTGTTCTCAGCATTTGGTGAGGGGCTACAATTGTTTGCCTCTTTCATTATGTTGTTGAACTTCCAAAGGTTTGGTAAAATGAAAGGTATGTGCCAGATTGTTACTTGGTCAATACGAGATGAAAGCCACCATGTAGAAAACATGATTAAGCTTTTCCATACTCTTGTTGATGAAAACAAGCACATATGGACAGATGATTTTAAAGCTACCCTTTATCAAATCTGTAGAGACATGGTTGACTTGGAAGATAAATTTATTGACCTCGCTTTTGAGCAAGGCGGTATACAAGGTTTGTCTGCCGATGAAGTTAAGATGTACATTCGTCACATTGCTGACAGGAGATTGTTACAGCTTGGCCTCAAGCCTAACTATGAAATTAAAGATAACCCATTGCCGTGGTTGGATTGGGTCTTGAACGGAGTTGAACATACAAACTTCTTTGAGAACCGTGCTACTGAATACAGCAAGGGTTCAACAACTGGCTCTCTCTGGTAGAGAGCCTTATTACTTCCCTTATTAGAAAGAATTAAAATGGATGAATTACCAATAACTGTAGAAGAGTTACTAGAAAAACTAAACGAAGTGTATCCAAGTGAACCTGCGAGTCTAAAAGATTCTGATAGAGAAGTATGGTTCAAAGCAGGACAACGAAGTGTTGTTGATTTTCTATTACTTTTGAAAGCTAGAGGTGACGAAAACATACTAAACAAAAGGAGTTGATTATGTGCATGGGCGGAAGAAGTTCACCACCACCAACTCATCGTCAGTATGATTCCTCAAAATATTATAACGGAAATATCTATGACCCTAAACCCGAACCCAAACCAGTGGTATCTAATCAGAACAATAATGATTCTGGTAATGATAGCCCTAGCGGGGGCGGAACTATCGTCCAATCTAGCGGGTTAGAAGTTATTGATAACAAGTTCAACATGGATAATGGTTTGAACATTGTCTAACGTAAATAGAATATTAACAATTACAAATAGAAGGAGAAGCAATATGTGTCTAGGCGGAAGCAGAAGTCCTGCACCACAACCTGTAGCACCACCACCAGTATCTAGTGTTCAGTCACCAGATGAGCAAGCACCAGAATTGGAAATTGCGGGTGAGGATACAGCGGAAGTGGCTGCAAAGAAAAAGAAAAAGACAGGTACAAATATGCTACAGACTGATGTCAATACATCTGGCACTGGCGTAAGCAACGTATCTATCCCAACTGTTTAAGGTTCATAAATGGAATATTCAAATACCGCTATAAATGATAGTGCCGAAGGACGATATGAGACTATGGCTCAGTACCGTGAGCATTATCTTGATAGAGGTAGAGACTGTTCCGAACTAACCATCCCCCATGTAATAGTAGCTAGTGGCTTTGAAGCAACAAGTGATTTATATACGCCTTACCAAAGTGTAGGCAGTCGAGGTGTTAACAACCTTGCCAGTAAACTTTTACTATTACTCTTTCCCCCAAACCAACCATTCTTTAGACTAGCAGTCGATGGCAAAGCTAAAGCCGAAGCTGAAAACAATCCCGAAGTAAAGACGCAGATTGAAAAAGTCCTAAGTAAAATTGAACGTGAAGTTATGGGTAGGATTGAAACAGATGCGATGCGAGTACCTGTATTTGAAGCCCTAAAGCATTTGCTTATTGGTGGTAATGTACTTCTCCACTTGCCTAAAGCAGGTAAGATGAAAGTATACCCACTAGACCAATACGTTATCAAACGTGATGACGGTGGCTCAATCCTGGAAATTGTTGTTAAAGAAAACATTTCTATAAAAGCATTGCCAGATGAAGCACAAGAAATTGCGTATGCACATATGTCTTCTGAAGATATTAAATCAACAGATGATTGTGATGTGTACACACACATTTATAAATTACCAGATAATGGTTTTTATGTTTGTCAAGAATTACACGGTGTCAAAATACCGTCAAGCATTGGTAAATTTACCGAAGAGAACTTTCCATTTTTGCCGTTGAGAATGATATCCGTAGACAATGAGGATTACGGCAGGTCGTATGTCGAGCAATATATCGGTGACCTCAAGTCGTTAGAAGGATTGTCAAGAAGTTTAGTTGAAGGAGCTGCGGCCAGTTCAAAGGTTGTGTTCCTTGTCAAACCAAATTCAAGCACAAAGAAACGTGACTTAGCGATGACCCGTAATGGTGATATTATTACAGGCCAAGCAGGTGATGTTGATGTACTACAAGCACAAAAGCATTATGACTTAGGTGTAGTAGAGTCAGCTATTGGAAAATTTGAACAGCGTTTGTCCTTTGCGTTCTTACTGAATGCAGCCGTACAACGTGATGCGGAAAGAGTGACAAGCACTGAAATCAGATACATGGCAAATGAACTAGAGACTGCCCTTGGTGGTGTGTACAGTTTATTGTCACAAGAATTACAATTGCCTATTGTAAGATTGCTTATGCAACGAATGAGTAAGAAGGGTGAGATACCTAACTTACCAAAAGGCACTGTGAAGCCCACTATCATTACAGGTGTTGAAGCACTTGGTAGAGGGAATGACCTAGAGAAACTTAGGGAGTTCACCGCAGAAATTGCACAGCTTGCCCAGATTAATCCGCAAGCCGTGTCAATGCTAAACATTGGAGATTTAATCCAACGTATGGCGAACAGTCATGGAATAGATACTGAAGGCTTAATTAAGTCTCAAGAAGAATTACAGGCTGAACAACAACAGGCACAAGAGATGCAACAACAACAAATGATGGAGCAAACTGCCCAGTCTGTTGCACCTCAAGTGGCGAACAATATGACTAAACCACAATAAGGAAACACAAATGGTAGAAACAACTACAATCAACGAAGGCGTAACAGCTTCTGAAAAGCCAGAAGAAGTTGCAGAACAGTCTTCAAGACCAGATTGGTTGCCAGAAAAGTTTTCCTCACCAGAAGATATGGCGAAAGCCTACGGTGAATTGGAAGGCAAACTAGGTAAACCTGCGGAAACTCCAGAAAGTTCCGACACTGCTAAAGAAGAAAACCTTAATATAGATAAAGCGGAAGAAGCTGTCGAATCCGCAGGTTTATCTATGGAGA